ACATCTCAAGCTTTTCAGGAGGTAGTAAACCTCTCTTTTCAGCTTCTAACATTAACTCAAGTTTATTAGCCATTTACAAACCTAAAGCCTTTTTAAGTTCATCATCACTCATTTCTGTAACACCCTTTTGAGTGTTACCATCCATCAAATCACCTACTGTTTGAGGCTTTCCAGCCTTAGACCTAGCTCTTTTAACACCAGCCTCAATAACTTCTTTAAGATCATTAAGTGCTTCAATAAACGCCCCTGGCTCCTGAACCCTACTCATGCGGGCAATAGCTGCCTCACCTTTACGGCCTTCAATCTCAGTGATTTGACCTCCACCTTTAAGCCTCTCATAAGCCTGTAGGAAGTTTTGACCTTGCAACTGCTCATATAGAGGGGCAAAGTTACGTTGATTCTCAGTCAAAGGAACAGCACCAGCTTGTCTACCTTTTAAACCAAGGAAGCCACCAAACGACTCTTCCAATCCAGGGTGATTAACGATCTTATCAATAAGTGCCAGTGCATCATTAGCCTGTTGCTCAACTCCACCAAGCTCACTCTTAGCCTCAGACAGCATCTTACCCTCAGCCTTAGACTGTTCAGCTTTGCTTAGATATTCAAGCTCTTGCTGTGGTGCTAGTGTTTTCTGAATTTCACGTCTAACTTGCCCTGTAGCTGGGTCAATCATTATTTTAGAACCACCTGTGTCAATAACCTGTTGCTGTCTCTTAACAGCCATGTAATTCTGTTTTTCTTCTTCTGGAAGGTTCTTATAGTACTCATACTCTTGAATCGCACTAGGTTTAGCCGTAGAACGCTGTCTAACTAGACCTAGATCATTTGCTGTCTTAATAGCACCTGTAACCATGTTTGACTCATTATAGTCAACTGGCGCAGCTTCCATTGTCGAAACAATCCTTGCTTGATCTTCTGGAGAGTAACCCTTAATAGCATCCATTAACTGCTTACTACGTGATTCCCCAGCCTCAGCAGCTATTTTAAAAGCATCCAAGGCCCCCATCTGACTCTGTATATCTCTTTCATGTCTTGCACGTGCAATCTGCCCCGCACTAGAAGGTTCCATACGTGGGTCAGTTAAATACCTAGCCCTTTGGATTGCTGACTCACCAATATCACCCCATGTAACTTGAGGTGATGTTTTGTATAAATCTGCTACGCTCTGTGCTTGCTTTCCTACAGGTGATGCGTAAACGTCTTTAATAGCCATACGATCCAGTTCTCCATGGGTTGTTGTAATCTAAATCACGTCTGATAGAACTATTGTTTCTAAAGTAATCAGAAATGCTTCTACCCTCAGCTACACGTGGACTTTGAATAGTGCCACCATATTGCGGTTGAGGTTGTGGTGCTCTATCGAAAACCTTGCCAAGAATATCCGCACCTAAGCCAAACATCTCAGTACGTCTCTTTTGCTCTGCCAATTGTTGCTGTCTTTGCCCTTCAGCTAGACCGCTAATAGTAGCCGCCCCACCTCTTGCCATTTCATAACCTGTTTTAAGGCGATCACGTGCAGCCTCACGAGCCAACACTCTGCCCTCAGACATACCTCTGCGCAAAGCACGCTCAATCATTTCAGAGCCACGCTCAGGGTCAAACAATGCACGGCCTCTAGTCGCCATACTTGCACGGTGTTGTTTCTGTAAATCTTCTAGGTTGCGTAAGAAATTACTTTGGATTGCCTGCTCTTCTTCAGCAGCATAACGAGCCAAAAGAGGGCTGTTAGGATCAGCAAACTCCTTAGCGAATCTAATTGCATCTTGTGATGTAGCATAAGCTTGACCAGCGGCAGGTGTGGTCTGCGGTCTATTCATAACCAGAGGTGCAGCCTGTATAGCAAATGGTAATATTTCTTTAAGTAAAGTACCGAATGACATTATCTTCTCCCGTATACATTCCCATACATTGTGTAACCTGTGATTACGTCTGGGCCTGCGCTAGATTCCGTTGTTATGTTTAACTTAAACTCTTCTCCCCGTGCTCTTAGGGCTTGCTTATTGGTTTGTACACCTGTACCACCAATTTCATCTGTACCAATCGTATATTGACCGATCACACCACCGCCCCTAGCGGAAACTGTAATGGTTTCGTTAGCAATATTTTCAAAACCGCCAGTGATGTTTATACTATATACTATATTACCACCCGATTCAAAAGCGGGCTTGATGTACTTAACATCCTTGACACGCTTAGACCTAGATGGCTCTTCCATTCGTAACCAACCATGCTCTAGCTCTGTACTGTAAACATTTCCCGCATCGTGATACTGGTTCCCATCACACTTGTAAACTTTACCCTCAGAACCACAACCAATTAGATCACCGTTACGTCTTACAAAGTAATGATTTAGCCTTGCGAACTGGTTATCAAAGATAGACCAACTGCCACCTGCAACCAAGTTACCTGTTGAATCTGTAACAGGGGTGTTATTAAAGTTATAGATAGTTGATCCAATTTTCATAACAATCCAGTTTCTACGAGGATAGAAAGCAAGTTGAATGTTATCCTCAGCCGTATTGTTAATAAGGTTACGCACCGCATTCTTGACGGTGTCAGATACGTTTGAGTTTACAAGGTTGGAACTATCCGAACCAACACTAGCATTTAGCAGCCCATCAGGTGAGATAAACAGCAAGTCATTACCTGTGTTAACTAAAGAAAAACGGCTTACACAACCTTGTGGGTATGTTGCTACTGGTGAAAAACTAACTGTTGTATCACTTGTGTCTTGAATAGGTGTTACGCCTGTATAAACATAAACGTATTTCTTACCTGCTAGAACTAGATACTTCTGATATGTACCGATAGCGATTAGAGCGTCACCTTGTGGCTGTAAGCTTCCAGAATCAACTGTACTAGAATCTAATGTCTGAGCAAATGTTGTTAGGTCCTCAGCGTCATCTGGTGCAGATATTCTAACCTTACTTTGGTCACGGGAATCAATATAGTAAGTACGGCCATAGTGAACATGTACCCATGTAGCAATAGGCATAGCACTTTTGAGGAATACCAAACTATCACCAGCGGATTGACCTGAAATGCTCTTTACATTCACATCAGCAGATACGGCGGTAATCTTTGTTATAGCACTTTGTGTTGTGTTACGTATAAAGTCACCAACACGTATATCAGTAGTACTAAAATCAACACCAGAAACAGCCACAACCGTTGTAGTGGTCCCGCTTCCCGCAAGTGCTGTATTATCAAAACCGTTAGATACAGGGATAACATTCAAATCTACCGCATCAATTATTCTAAAGTCTTGACCTGTAGTTTGATTGGATGCTGCATTACCAGAACCTTGCCCAGCCGTACCGATAGTCGTGTGGGTAATGTCCTCAGCGGATACAGCGGTAATCACACCATAGGCACTTACACTAGAATTAAACACAATGTCATTAACTGCAACTTGAGTACTATCAGTCCAACTTGTGATGTTTGAATCATTTAATACTGTTGTGGTTGTTCCTGTGCCTGTGGCCCCACGGTGAATAATAGCTTCAAGCTCTTTAAAGGTTGCCCCTGCATCATCCGTATAAAAGTTTCTATCAGTACCGTTAACAAATATAAGCTTGTCATCCTGTTGAACGCTAATCATGCGCACAGGTGACTTACCAGTTAATACGGTTGAATAGGTCTGAGCTGATGAATCATATTTATAAATGTTACCATCGTCATCTGATGCAAATAGTGTCTCAGTACCAGTTTTATCTACATACTCATGAATACGTGTAAGGTTGGGCGCGCCTGACACATCAGCCCCTAATTGCTCAATCCCACGCCTTTTCTCAGCACCACCGTTAATATTAATAAAACGGTTTGTTAGTGCCTTTGCAAAAGTTAGAGGACGCTCTGACTCTGTAAAGTCAGTTCCAAGACCTCTTCTCGGTACTTCGTAATCAACACTAATCATCTTCTGCCAATTCTAGCTGGGTTAAACCTCTTATACCTTCCTGTGTCCGCATTAAACCTGTTATAAGCCTCTTTACGCATAGTTAGGTACTTCTCATATTCAAGATTGAAATGATTAGAAGGTGAACCACCTTCCTCATCAAGAATAGCCATGGCTAATAAACCTTGAACAATAATACGTGATGGAAATGGTATTTCCGTACTCCCATCAGATGTTGTGTAAATAGGAGGCTTCTTATAATAAAGAATACTCAAAACATTCCCAGCCTCAGTCGTACCAGGTAGCGGGTTGATTCTTACCTTAGGATTACCATTTGTATCAACACCATACACAGAAAACTCTCTAGGGCTTCCTGTTACTGCACCGCTTCGCTGATTGCGTCTCATCTCGTCAATTGTTCTAAGTTGCATAGAACTACGAGAGGCAGAGCCATAATAAATATCTTTAATGTTCTTAACCACTACAGAGCCAGATGTAACAGAATAATCCCTAACAGACGCAGAAACGGTAACATTACCGCTTACAAGTTGCTCATGCCAGTCACCAAAGTCTGAAACATCAGCGATAATATCATTTAGATGGTCTAGGAGAGTTGTGGTTTGTGCATTAACAGTTAATGACGTGGCTTCTGTAAGCCCTAACTTACGTTGAACCTCATTAATGGTTTGTAATACCGTCTTCCGTAAATCTGTTGTAGCCATTACACATTTATCCTATCCAGAACTTTGCACTTGTTTGTCTTGTAATCTGCACCTTTGTCGAAGGCAATAGGTCAAACGCTGCATTCGTAGCAAGCGCATTAATCACACCATCTGTAGATGGATAAACCTTAGCCGTAACAGCCGCATCTGTATTAATTAGATACTGAACACGCCCAGCAGCACCGCTTTGAAGTATCACACCCTGCGCTGCACTCGTCACAGTCATAAACGTAACAGGACCTACAACCTGATTAGCCGTTCCTTGGGTAGAACCAGAACCAGCCACCGTCTCAGAACCTAATACAAGTTCTGTATTAACATTTAGGTCGTTAGTGCTAATGTTAGTGGCGGATACAGTCGTAGCACCCTTCACAGGCCCATTATGTGTACCATATAGGTTTGTTGCTGATACTGTACCTGCATTAATACTAACCGCCGACACATTGTTAGAAACAGTGATGTTTGTTGCTGACACTGTAGGGGCGTTAATACGTGTACCCGCACTGATGATAGGTGCGATAAACTCCGTACCACTCAAAGGACCAGAAAGCGATTGAGCTGAGGTCTCAGCCCTATTAACCGCACTTTCAATCATATCTGCATAGTTTGTGCCTGTAGGCGTATCACCCTGCTCAAACAAAGCTTGTAAAGTTGTAATGTCCCTTACGGTCATAGTCTACCTCACACAAAAGTTAAAACCTATCTCCATGTCACCAATCCCAACATCATACAAATGTGATGCAGCTCCGTCAGTTGGTGTGGAGACATTCGTATCACCTACTGTAGCTGGTAAGCATAGATCAGCCTCTGGCCCCTCATGCCTACTTGTTAAGAATGTTACATCGCTATTATCATCTAAAGACCTCACAAAGTCCTGTGGGTTACGATAGTCAACATCCTTATAATACCTAGCGGTGTCAAGGTAATCCCTAGAGATTTCACTGGAATACTTTACAAATCCAGTTACTTCATCCTCTACTAGCCAATCACCTTTCTTATGCCGCCTACGTATTGCCATTAGTGTCTCTCGTAAGTAATACTCACACGTCCGTCAAACCCTGCGTCAGCAGATGAACAACGTGCAATAATGTTTGATCCTGCACCTGATGCACCAGCCAAAGCAAGAGCGGATACAGTACCGTTTTCTAGCAAGTAAACACCTGCTGCGCTAACACCTGGGAATGTACCAAAGTGTGTTGCATCTGCATCGTTACCAACTGTAACCACAACGTTACCTGACACTGCAACTGTGTTGTAAAGCTCAACACGTACATTGTGATAGTTAAC